AATTAGTTGTTGATATCGACTTTCCAGAACTACATCCTGCTCAAGAAGAAGTAAGAGATTCAGAAGCACGTTGGAAAATACTATGTGCAGGTAGGCGATTTGGTAAATCAAGGCTAGGTGTACAACTTTGTATGCAAAAAGCTTTAGATGGTGGTCGTGTTTGGTGGGTTGCTCCAACGTTCGCAATAGCTAGAGTTGGTTGGCGTGATGTTGTAGCAGCGGCTCAATCATTTCCTAAAGAAGTTGGTGTAGATATCAAAGTAGGAGATATGACAGTATATTTTCCTAGTGGTGGTTCTATTTCTGTAAAATCTGCAGATAATCCTCAAAGGCTCCGTGGTGAAGGTTTACATTATCTAGTTATGGACGAGGCAGCTTTCGTTAGAGAAGAGACTTGGACAGAAGTACTCCGACCTACACTTACAGAAAATAAAGGTTCTGCATTATTTATTAGCACCCCAATAGGAATGGATAACTGGTTTTATAAACTATGGGAAAAAGCAGAAGTAGCAGAAGATTGGGCAAGATTTCAATTTCCAACAACTGCTAATCCAATGATTGACCCAGCAGAAGTTGAATCAGCCAGAGAAGATTTAGGTGAGCTTGTTTTTGCTCAAGAATATTTAGCAGAGTTTATTTCTGAAGGTGCACAAATCTTTAAACCTACTTGGTTCAATTATTACAAAGAAGGTGTAGGTAAAGTTATTGCTGATGGCAAAACCTACGACTTAAATGATTTAGTAAAATTTGCAACAGTTGACTTAGCTGTATCTACTAGAGAATCCGCTGACTATACAGTCATAGGTGTATTTGGTCATCACATAGAAGATGATAAATTATTTTTACTAGATATGTTTAGAGACAGAGTTGAAGCACCAGATATTATTCCACAAATAAAAAGAATGGTAGGAATTCATAATCTTGAGTGGGTAGGAATAGAGCGTGCTGGTTATCAATTAGCTTTAGTTCAGTTTGCTAGAAGAGAAGGATTGAAAATTAAAGAATTGAGAGCTGACAAAGACAAGCGTTCACGGGCACTTCCTTTGTCTGCTAAGATGGAAAGAGGACAGGTATACTTTCCAACTGAATGTGACTGGGTGGCTGATGTGGAGCGAGAGCTTCTCACATTCCCAGTTGGCGAACACGACGATATCGTCGATGTTTTAGCGTATGCGTGTTTGAGTAGTGCTAGAAAAAGAAAATGGGAAGCATACTAAATGGCTGAAGAGAATAAAAGTTTATACAGAAGAGCAGTAGAGTATCTACAAGCTCCACCACAAAGATTTGATGTTAAGAGAGGACCGTTCGATAAATACGAACAGGTACAAAACTCTGTATGGGGTTACAATACCCAATCCGGATATTTTCCACAAAAATTAATAGATGAACTAGGTGATGGGTTAGGCAACTCAGCTGTAGTTGCTTGTTTAAATGTTTTGGCTACCTCATTTGCTGAGCCAATGTTAAAAGTTTACAGAAAACAAGAAGGCGGAAAGTTGGAACAAACTTCTCATCCTTTAGAAATGTTAATGCAAAGACCAAATGAATTTATATCAGGCGGTATTATGTCACATTACATTGTTACTTCTTTATCAGCACACGGTGATGCGTTTTTATTAAAAGTTAAAAATAATAAAAACGAAGTAGTTCAACTTATACCTTTAATGCCTTCTTATGTAAAAGTTAGAGGTAACGAAAGAGAGTTAATAACACACTATGAGTATCACGCAATACACAAGCAAAATAATTTAAATCCAGATTTTATAGAAATACCTAGAGAGAATATGGTTCATATTCGACAAGGTATGGACCCAGATGACCATAGAAGAGGTTTCTCACCATTACGTTCTGTAATGAGAGAGCTTGCTGGTGATGAAGCTGCAGGACAATTTGCTGTTGCTTTATTACACAATATGGCAGTTCCGGGAGTTATTTTAAGTCCTAAAGATGACACAATGGGTGGTCCAAGCAGGGAAGAAGCAGAAGCAATAGCACAATCTTTTAAATCTAAATTCTCAGGAGCTAACAGAGGTGCACCAATGATTATGACTGGTGCTATGGATGTAGATGTAGTTTCATTTACACCAGAACAGTTAGACCTTAAAGGCTTAAGAAGATTACCAGAAGAAAGAGTATCTTCCGTACTTGGAGTCCCAGCTATACTCGCCGGACTCGGAGCTGGTTTGGATGCAGCTACCTACAACAATACTCGTGAATTAAGAGAGTTCTTTACTGAACAGAAAATGATTCCATTGTGGTCTGCTGTTGCATCAGAAATTACACACCAACTCCTTCACAAAGATTTTGAAAATGACAACTATGAGTACTTTTGTGCTTACGACTTAGAGCAAGTAAGAGCACTCGCAGGCGATAGACAAGAACAAGTCAAAACTATGAACTCTGGAGTTCAAGGTGGATTTGTTACGATTGGAGAGGCAAGAAGAAGTCTAGGTTTGGACTCTGATAACTCTCACGATGTTTATCTGAGACCATTAAATATGGTGGCTGTGCCTGAGGGTGAAACTGGAGTTATGACCTCAACAGAGGAGCCAGAAGCCCCAGCACAACCATCTGAAGAAGATGAGGAACCAAAGATTTCAATAGACCAAGATGGAAAAGCTAGTTTAAATACTGGTGCATTTCCACCTGAGGTTAGAAGAAGTAGGATAATCAAAAAACCTAAAAAAAAGAAAGAAGTTACTATTGATTTATTTATGGAATTTAAAGCTTCAGAAGGAGAATTCGAATTGGATGAGAAAGCCCCTGCAATATCTGCTAAAGTAAAAAAAGTATTACAAAAGAAAGTTGCTGACCATAATGCAAAAGACCCAAAGTATAGAGCTACTTACGGAATGCTTGCCGCTGTGTTCAGAAGAGGCGTTGGTGCATATAGGACTAACCCAGCTTCAGTCAGAGGTAATGTCGCTTCAGCAACCCAGTGGGGAATAGCCCGTGTCAATGCCTTTATAAAAGGTCTAAAAGGTAAGTTCCCAAGAACTGCTTTTGACCAAGATTTACTTCCTAGTGGTCATCCATTAAGTTCAAAAAAAGGTATGAAACTTCAGTCTGTTCGTGTAGGACAAACTGTTAGCTGGTCAATAAACAAGGACCCAGACCCACCATCAACTGTTCACGGTGTTGTTACTTCTGTAAATTCTGAAAAGAAAGAAGCAACTATGGTCGTATGGGCAATTATGGAAAATGGTGACCATAAAAAAACTGATAGAAGTGTAACAATGCCTTTTGGTAAACTAAAAGCTATCAAAGATTGGCGTAAAGAAGAAAAAGCTAAAGATAAAATTACTAACTTTCCATCATCTGGTGATAATCAAAAACTTAGCTTAAGTAATTCTAAATTCAAACAGTTCCCAGATAAAAAATATGTCGATGACCTAAAAGAAAATTATCCAAGAATTTGGAGAAGAGCAGGTACCGGTGGTAATCCTCCTACTTCATTTACTGGTAATGACGCTTATAGGAATTGGACAAAATATAAAGCAGGAGATAGAAGCCCTGCAGTCTTATCTTGGGTAAAGAGAAGAGAAAGTTTTATGGCTAGACATCAAGGCAACACTCGTCTTAACGGCATAATCGCTGTTATGAAATGGGGAGGCGTTACAAAGTCTGGTGTGTCTGCTATGAAAAAAATCGTTAATGAGCAAAAACAGAAAGAGCGAGACAGAGCTAAGAAAGCTAACGAAATCATAAACCCTGACAGTGACGATTTAACAGGTTAAAATAGTATATTATATAGAAAGGTATATATTTTTTATAAGAGGCGAGTATGAGTGACAAATTTAAAAAACAAATAGAGTTTAAAACAATTGATGACGAAAAAGGAGAAGTAGAAGCAGTATTTTCTGTTTTTAACAACGTTGACACAGACGGTGACGTTGTTCTACCGGGTTCCATAAAATCCGGATTCAAAGACAATCAAGTCCCAATGGTGTTCGCTCACAAATGGGACCAGCCAATTGGTAAAGGCATCATAGAGTCAGATGATGAGAAAGCTACATTTAGAGGAAGTTTCTTTATGGGAACTGAGGCTGGTCGTGAAGCGTACAATCTTGCAAAAGAAATGGGTGACTTACAAGAATGGTCTTTTGGATTCAGAATAAACGATTATGAGTCCGGAAAGTTTAAAAAAGATGGAGAAGAAACTGAATTCGATGTTCGTTTTTTAAAGGACTTAGAAGTTTACGAAGTTAGCCCAGTACTCGTAGGTGCTAACAGAGAAACATACACCCTCGCAATCAAATCTGGAGAAGAAGCTATTTATGAATCCAGTGAGGAAAAAGCAGCTATGGATGAAGACATCTTTGATAATGAAGAAGATGCTAAAAAAAGAGCTGAAGAACTTGGATGTTCTGGTACTCACCAACACGAAGTAAATGGCAAAGAAGTTTATATGCCTTGTTCTACACACGAAGCATATGAAGAAATGATTTCTAATAATGAAAAATCTGCAGACCCTGAAGATGGATGCTGTGGTGGCAATTGTGGCGGTGAAAAGGAATCAGAAGAAACTGTTGAATCAAAATATGGTTCTTGTGATTACGGAGATACTGGCAAATGTGCCAAAGAAAAAGAAAAAGAAAATAATGAAGATTTATCTGAAAAAGAATCCAGCTTGCAAGGAGTTCGATTTTCAGACGAGGTGAAGGATGTGCTT